AGGTAAAACTGAATGTGTCATTAACTAAATCAAACGTCATTCCCTTACTGGCTGCGGGGGTATTAGAATCAAACGGCACTGTCGTATAGGCGCCCACAATATCAAATGACTGTGGGACAGTTAATTCCATGCCGCCATACCCCGAGGGGACTAATTCAACAATGGCGTTTTCAAGGGTATTTAATCTGTCCGCCTGAGAGAAATCCTCTTGCTTGGCCAGTCTGAACATGCGAGTAATCCACTCAGACAGTTCCGGTGTGTTAGTCTCGGGGGGTTGTTCTTCAATGATAGGCATTAGCGCTTACCCGCATTGGCGTATTCACAGTCAAATCCTGACAAAATAAACAAACCGGTGCCAATACTTTTCACTCGCCACGCCATTAGCATTCCCGTGACACGTAAATCCAGTTTCCTATCAACTCCGGGGGTGAAAGTCTGCACGTTAGACCACACAACATTGTCGCCCGGGTATCGTTGTCCTCCAAATTCAATCGTCACCGCTGAGCCCGTTATGTGCGGGTATATGCGTGTTATCGTCACCACAGTGTCAATGCCCTCTAGAGGCATGTTAGTGCGCTCTATGAAGCTGTTAGACGCTCCAGCCGTGGTGCCTACGGGGTCAACATCAATAAGTTCACTGGTTGCGTTATCAATAGCAATAATACGGTCAGATAAAGGCGGTGTGCCTGAGCCTGACCATGTTTTAGTCGTACTTGCCCATGTACCGGTAACCGTCGCCCATGTGTCAGAGGCGACTGACTTTCTACCATAGGCAGCATGAGCTGTGTTTTCAGGTAGTGTCTGAATACCCCACGTTTTATCAACATAATTATAAACATACGCTATATTAGGATAGAGGCTTCCCCCCTCTGGAACACAAAACCATATCTCCTTCAACAGGATATTCTCAACAGCAAAAGACCGGTTGTAAAAATCACCGTTTCCATTCTGGTTCATTCTAAGCCGGATAGAATCATGACCTATCGACTTAATCGAGTTGCCGTCATTCACATAAATATCACCATCACCAATGAAGTAGTGAATGCCTTTAATCTCAACAATATTGTCAGTGGATAACACACCGATAGTCGATGATAAACGTCTACGCCTAAAGACAAAGGCATCACCCGTATAGTCTAAAATATCAATGCCACGCTCTGAGTAAATGCAAAAAGCATCCCTCAACGAAAGACCATCAATAATTCTCCCGGTATCCCCGGCGAGTTGTTCCTTACTGGCTAAACTCGATAAATCGTTTTCATCCCACGTAAACGGCAAGCCATTAATGTCCGCAGGGTGTGACCACCGGTAGCTGTTGGGAAGCTCAACCCCTCCCTCAACCAGGTCGAGTGCAAATAAGAAGTCTTTGTGTGAGCGAATCACAGAAAACTGAAATCCCATATCCTGCCACGTATTAGCCACATCAAACTGTAAGGGCTGTAATATCTGCGAGACATTCTGTGGACTCCAATACTCAGGATAAACCTGCCGGTTATTCAGAATCGGAATATCCCCCAACATGGCTGAGTTCCAGTCAAGCTCCTGATCCACACCAATAGCACCATATCCAAGGGTTGAGCTGATGTCGGTATAGACTGACCCATTCCACACCTGAACAGACGTGCGCCCGGCAACTAACCAGAAATCACCGGACGAAACGCCAGCGTAAGCAACATGACCCCCATTAAAATTAGAGGCTGGCGTTCCCCATGTTTCCTCACTCGGTACATTTCTCAGTGCATCACCTATAGGACGGTAGTCAATACCGTCTGTGATGTACTCCAAGGGTAGGTTCCACGGCGGCAGGTCAGAGTTAATACCCTGAGAGCCAATCGCGGGGAGATTAAATAGTTTCACAATATCTCATCCAAATCGACGACCGTTAGACTGTCATCCAGCAACATAGCGTCAATCTTTGTGGTCGAGCGCAGGGCGGCATCACCCAATAAAGCCTTGTGCAGGATATTTCCAACACGCTTCTCGTGGTTGTTCTTCACTGCATTCATTAGCTGTCTTTGCTCTCGGTTTGAGAATGCCTGCATAATTGTTATTAAGTCAGAGAATTTAGACGACAATATCTCACGCGATACATCACGTTGAGACAGTATCCGCGCAATGGCTTTTTTAGTTCTCAGGTCATTCTCCTAATGTAAGCGAGAAAAATATAAGGCGGTATATTAGCGCCAACCCCCGTCACGCCGTCTGTGGAAATAGAACCGGTGGGCGTACCCGCTGAAACACTGTTCATGCTTTTGGATAAAGGCCGACTGCCCGCATCTGTGACAGCACTGGGGGATACGTTGCCACCGGCAAGGATTCCCGACGCTGTCGTTGTATGGGTGTGAGTGGGCAGCGCACTACCTGTAAACGTATGGCTGTGGGTAACGACAATAGCATCAGAAACACCCCCTGAGCCGTTCAGAAATCCTTCTGTATTCGTGCCATAAGCAAACCTGTTTGTCATATCAGGTGTGCCATTGGTGCCATCACAGAGTTGGTAATTCGAGGGAATATCAACGAATAATCCGTTGTACATGATAATGCCGCCAATAGGCGTTAGCCCTGCATCTGAGGCGACGAGTGCATCAAGCTGAGCCTGAATTGCCGAGGTCACCCCAACAAGAGAATTAAGCTCAGCCTCAGTTGCCGTAATCGGAGTAGCTAATCCATTGCCAGAGGCACCCGGCCACATAGCCTTTAGGACCGTCTTTTCTTGTCTTAAATGGTCATCACCCTCATTCACTCCATCACCGGTCAAAGGCCATGAGGTGTTGAGTCCGTCTATCGTGGTGGTTCCTTCTATCGGCATAATATATTCCTCATACGATTCTCAGCGCCATCGGCGTTCCACCCCATCTTGATACCTGGTCATCCATGTGAATATCCTGCATCGACTCTTTAAATCGACCATCCCAAATTCCTGTAGCCTCTGCGTCCTTAGCAAAGGCACTAATCTCAACCACTAAGCCGAAGGTATAACACTCGGGGTTGTCATCAGATAACCAGTTATTCGGCGCGGCTGATGTCAAAGCAGGAACACGCTTGTAATAAACCAAATCCAGCGTGCCTGAGGGGTTCTGTGGCGGGTAAATGTTCAACTTATCGGCAATAATAGCGTAGTAGCTGGTTGCAAATGAGGGGTCAGTCACGGCAAATGACGCACCCGGCTCATCTTTAACCGAAGCCATGAACTCGGGAGTGACTAGCTGCATCGTCCTCTGCCGGTCACCGTCAACGACCTTAATCTCCCTCAATCCTGAGAAATCAGCCGGTAAATCATACTCAGTCTGGTTTAAAACAATCGGTAATGCCGTCCGACTTCCCATTTTCTGTGTCTTTAGCTTCTTATTAACGCGAGATTCAACCACACGCAGGAAATCATCCACCCGATTCGCTGTTTCAATATCATCTCGGTCTGAATAGGACAACCCCAGTGCAACTATCTCGCTGTAGTTCATTAGAGAATAGTGTTCTGAGGCACCGCACAACATGGAGCATCCGCTGGATCAACCGTGGCACCAACAGCACCATTCGTCACTAACCAACCATTTGACCATGCGGTATTAGCATCACTGCCAACAGCATGGGGGTTATCGGTAAAAGGATAATTAGTTGAATTTCCTTGCGCTCGGTAAGAAAGCCCCTCACAAAAAGCTCTGGATTCTCTCATCAAATCTGAATTATTGGTGGGGGCACCTGTACATGGTTTGGGCATGGTAGTTCTCCTAGAGTCTGTCGAACACGACCCAAGCCGGTTCGAGTATTTGCAACTGACGACAGCCTTTAATCCGCTCACTCTCGTCATTTGATGTAATTAGTTTGTAAGTCTCTGCGTGTTTACGTCTAAAAGTCGCCCACTGGAGAGTCGAGGGGCAGGAAATAGCCATTCTAATATCCGAGTTGTCGTGAAGTCCCAGTCTGGACTTGTCCAACATGCCACTGGTTTTAATATCAGCATTACGCGCCAATGACTTATCATCGTGAAAGACAGTGTGGGCGTAAAGCGTACCGTCCTGCATCACCTCTCGGGTGATGGCATTATTGCCCGTCTTTTCTCGGCTTAGCTCACGCATAACTCCAGTCCTGTATACTTCAACGCCTCATCAGCGGTGAGTTTTACTGTTTTTTGTGGACCACATCGACCGTCCTCGGTGAACACATTAACGTTGCTGGTGTTCTTGTAAGTCTGGTACGCAGGCTCAACCGTCTGCACCACCGCAGTGGGATTGTTCACCGTATTGAATTCGTCAATCTTCTTCTGCAATGTCTCGGCTTTAATGTCTGAGCGGTATTTAATACCCAAAGCCTCTGCATCGAGTTTTAATGATTCTATGTCCAACTTATCCTCCTAAAAAGCGGGGCATCCCCGAAGGGACACCCCATTGGTTTACGCTACGGCTGCGATACTGGTATCAATATCAGCAACAATCGCATTGCCTTCCGGGTTAAGAGCAATCAATGAGAAATCAACTGA